CCAGCCATGTATTCCAGAGAACTGAAAAACAAGGAGCTGATCCAATCCGGTACACCATAATAGTCAAACCCTGGTACATAGTTTGCAATATGTATGCAAGTGCGCTCAATGCCGTTTTCGTCTGCTTCCCAACGTGGGTACAAGGCTACCTTTTTCGCTTGCGTGTAGGTCCAGTTCTTCCAGTCGTCAACAAAACCCACGTGCGGTATTTCGCCCATATCGTTTCGACGCGCCAAGCGGCCACCCTGGAACGGCTCATGATTGCAAAAAACCTGATCATCGTCCGTTCTTGCCATGGTTACAAAAGCGTTCCCAAATGTCACAAAGTCCCGCGCCACCTTTTCCAGTACCTCGCCTATGCTTTCGCCGTTTCCATTCACTACCCTTAACTTTTCGTCGAGTGCCTCCGTGGCTGCCTCGTCTGTCAAGGGCTGGTTTCCGGACTGCGCAGTGCGGAGAACGCTGTTTGCTCTGCCGACCATCGCCGTAAAACCATCGCCTACAATAAGCGCGGTTTTTTGCTGAATGATAGCTGCGCACGTTGGCGAATTATTAACCACCGACAATATGGTTTTAAGCATATCGTCCGAATCGTTAAAAAAACGCGCGTAGTCGTTCGTGATATGAATGCGAGGGTCGAGTATTACAGTTTCCTGTATTACATCCTCTGGCAGGACAGGGTTTGCCCTGGCTACGAATGCACTAGAAAGCAAACCGCCCGGCCGATTGCGACCGACCGAGCGTGTTTGTGTTTCATTCGCTTCTACTTTCTTTTGCTTCATGCTTCGTCTTTCTTGACTTCCGCCTTAATGGCTTCCGCCTTGTTTGCTTTTGGCTTGTAGAACTTGTGCTGCACTGGGTAGTTGTACATTTCTTTTAGCTCCTCCTGGCTCAGATCGCCCAGCTTCTTTTGTACAAATTTCCCGCACAAAGTCCCAATCCAAACATAATCCCGGTACTCCTCGCGAATTTCAAACATAATTTGTCAAAGGTTTACAGCGGCACACTAGACCAGCCTGGCGTAAAGATAGCGGCCGGTACAATATTGCGCGCTGTTAATTGAAGTTCAACCTGTGCAGCGTCATTTAAAGCGCGGCCTGTTGTGCGGTTGCTTGTGTTCATCCGTACTACGAACTTCTTGTCTTCGGCTGTGTCGCTTGGAAGAATGCCCCAAATATAGCAGGTTCCGGTTTCCTCCAAATGAATACAGACCATGCCGCACGGGCTTTCGTTGTACAAATTAATCAAAGCGGTGCGCGCTGCGGAGCCGTAAGGCAACCAAGTCATGTCTAAGGACTGTTCGAACAATGTAGTTTTGTTCGCGAATGTTCCCGCCTCGATAAATTCAATAGTTTCAAGTTCTGCCTCAAATTCATAGAACTTTTTTGTAGCGACCATGGTAATACCAGTCACCGCGCCCGTTCCATCCACCACCCAGGTACTGACATCCGCCCGGGAAGCCAAAGCCACCCGGCGGACACCACCCGCGTTAGCGGTACAGGCTTGTGTATATCCTGCTGTTAAAGCCATTTAGTTATTTTTTATTTTGGTTAATTAATAGCCTACAGACATGAGGCTTGGGTGTACGACGTTAAAGCCTAATTTGTACAATGCCTTTAGGCGTACTACTTCGTCTTCGTCGTTGTACCACACCTTAAACTCGTTTGTACTGTCAAGCAAGTCAGTACCAAGTACCAAGTTCTGCGGAGTGGTCAAAAGTGCTTGGTGTGTGTCAGGTGCGGAGAAGTCAGTCGTCATAATGTCGTCCCAAAGCCACATTGGTTTTACCTCAATGCCTCGGAAGCTGAACACCTCCTGTCCGTTCTGCAATACTGTGATACCTGCGTCACCGCCACCGCCGTTCTCAATGTCTGCGCGGTACTGCTCAAATACGCTACCGGACACATAGAACTTTTTCATGTTCGTTGGCAAGCCCTTCAAACGAACGTCGGAGCCATCGTAAATGTTCCGCAAAATGTCAATACCATCGCCAGCCGCCAAAGGTGCGCCGGAACCTGTGTTGTAGTATGGCGTTTGGTTAGCTGCTACGAAACCAGGAATGTACACCGTCCACAAGCCATCGGTAATATCATAAGCAGGCGACAAGCTAGCGCGATCGCCAAAGAACGCCAAACGGCTGTTATCCTTGCGGATTGCCTGCGTTGCAAGCGTTTGCAGAATGTCGAAAAAGATAGTACCATTAATGTCAGGGAAGCTGATACCCTTATTCAATGCCTCTTCGTACACTGTGTCCTTCAATTCCTCCCAGCACCATTCAAGATTAACTTTCACGCGGTCCACGGTCAAAGTGCGCTCGTAGATCTTGGCGTTGCCAGCTGGCGTAAAGCCGCAACCGGTGTGCGCCCGCACGATTTTTTCAAGCTCCTGCACGAAGGCAAGTTTGCGCTGGTTGGTTACGTTGCTGATGATACGGAACTCGGAACGTACGTCTGCGTCCTGGTAGATCGGTTCGAAGAACAGCGTGTTCGCCTCCGTTCCTCTCAAGTTTATTGCTAATTGATTTTCAATAGTCATTTTAAAAAATTGCTTTTAGTTGGTTAATTATGCGCCTTCGCCTGCCTCTGGTGAAAGCATCGCGTTCACGTATCCCGCAGGAACCTCTACCCAGTAGCATACAATACAGGGTCCAGAGTTTCCTGTTTTCTCGGCGCGGAACTCCACGCGAAGCGGGTCTGTCAAATTCAAGCCTGAAACGTTTACAGTGACCGCAGTGGTAGCAGGCGGAACGGTAGCGCCAAAAGCGGCGTTCCCTGACTGGTCAAGCACCTTCCACTTGAAGTACCGAAGGTCTGTGTCGTCTGCTCCTTCCGTTGGCGTGAAAACTAGGGTAGGGTCCGCAAGTGTTCCACCTACTTCCCACGTAAATTCTGCTGCAAAATCACAACACCCCACTTTGCCTACTCCGTAAAGCTGCAGCGCGTTTTCTGGCTGGTGCGCGTTTGGGTTGGTTCTTGTCAAACCATCTGTCATTGGGTCTAAAGCCATTTTCTTTTAGTTTTTAATTGTTTTTCATTTGGCTGGCTAGGCTGTCGAATGCCTTTGCTACCTTGTTTTTAATTTCTTCCCGCTTCTGTTCTGCGGTTGTCGCTGCTGGCTTGGCTGCTGCCTGCGTCACTGGCTTCGCCGCCTTAGCTGCCTTAAGGGCTGCTTCCACCTTTGCGGATACAAGCGCTTCGACTGCGTCGGCTGACATCATAGGTTTTTCTTCCTCCTTGGTTGCCGCCTCGACTGGAAGTTCCACTTCTACCGTTTCGGCCTCCGGAAATTCTACCTTGTAACCTAAGTCGGTTAGCATTTTAACCGCCGCTGCGATTTCTTCCTCCGTTGCTGCTGTCACCTCGTCGGGCTGCATTTCTGCGGCCTGTACAGGCGTTTCTTCTGCGGCTGCTTCTGTTTGGTTGATTAAATTCTTCAAACCATCCAAAAAGCCGCTTAATGTGTTTTTGCTCATTTTTGCCTCTTGTTGTTTATTGCTTTCTTGAATTGCAGGCATATTTTTAAAGCTCGCCTGCGCGTAATACCGTGTCTTTGTTTGGGCTTCAATATTCGCCCGCGCCTCCGCACTTTTAACCACCTCATCGGCAAACCCGTACTGCACCGCTTCCTCTGCCGTGAACCAGGTTTCCGCGTCCATCCATTCGGCCAGCTTGGCGTCTAGTTCTACGTCGTTGTACTCCTTCATTTTGCCGCGTGCCCGAATGGAGGCGGCGTAAATTGCACGCATTTCCATCTCTAGTTTGCGAAGGTCTGCTGCGTATTGTTCCAGGTCTGCCGCTTTGCCGCCTGCTGGGCTCAAAGGGTTGTGTATCATGTAAAGCGCCCCCTGGTGCATCTTTACCCAGCGCCCACCAGTTGCAATAATAGTCGCAGAGCTTGCGGCTACGCCAATTATTTCCACGATCGCGTTGTACTGCTGAATGTAATTCCTAATTGCTATGCCTTGTATCAATTCACCGCCTAGGCTGTTGATCTTTACCAACACGCTGCCCTCGTGCCCTTGCAGCTCGTTAGCTAGCATCGTAAGACCATACCCCCACCAGTCACTAATCTCGTTAAAGATTTCGATTGTTTTAACGCCTTCCGGAGTTGCCACCATTCTAAAGTGATCCGCTTTACGTGCTAATATTTGGCTATTTGCTTCCATGTACGCACAAAGGTGCAAGGGTTGCCCCATTGCACCTGCTGAAAATTCCGCGAAATTTCGCTGTTATACTTATAAGTACCTCCAGCGCTTACGGCTGGCCAGCGTTTTACCTTGGTCTTTTAACACTGTCCAGATCGTCCGGTCTGTCGTTGGTAGTTCGGCTTCCATCAACTTGACAGCCTGCGTTTTTGCGCCGTTGGCCCGGTACAAATAACTTGGCCATTTTTCCAAGATCATGTACCTAATTAAAATAGGCCACCTGATTACCTGCTGCTGAATCAAAAAAAGTACAAGCCCCTCGAGGGTTGGTTCCTTCTCAAGACGCTTGCATCTTTTTTCATAGTTATCCACCACCAAAGCGGCAAACGACTGATGTGCATTATTTACCTCCCTCTTGCTGTACATAGTAGCGAAGTTTAGATACTACACGCGTTCGGCATCCCTTGCAGGTTATTTTCTGCACGTCGTACGGGAAGGCGGTGTTCCACCAGTCGAACATAACAGCAAGGTCTTGCTGTGTAAAATCTGCCTGGTTCCAGGTGCGGAGCACGATTTCTACCACGTGCGCGGGAATTTGAAGCTGCTTAGGTCCCATTTTGAAGATCTTGCATGAAATTGGCTGCTCGGGTCTATGTAGAAGCCAGTTACATAGTTAAGTTTAGTATTTTCGTTCCAGTACTCCTGCCCATCTTCGCCAGTTTTGAAAAATGTTTTATTATTGCGAAGTTTATCCTTTTGGGCTTTGCTTGTCAGTTTCCCACGCGCTTTGCGGGCTTCTATTAACTCGCCCATGGTTTTGTATTTCTTTTCCATTATTTTATTCTTTTAAAGTGATTACAAAAGCGTCTACTTGTAGCGCTTCCAGTTCTGATTTTGTTTGATACGCTGCTATCTGCTTTTCGTGCCTGCTAACCACGACCCTGTAGCGTTCGCCGTATGGCATCGCGCAGGCTGTTTTCCATCCCTTTTCGCGAAGGCACAAGACTACCGGCGTGGCGTTTTCAACCGTGGCAAAGTTGCCAGCGATTACCAGGTATTGGCCTTGCTGCTCTGTTATTGGAGTAACGGGCGGCCCTTCCTGCGCCTCCTTACCTGTGTAGTACAGTTTGTAAAGGGCCGCCCCAATTAGCATTGCCAAAAGCATGTTTAAAAAATGGGTACTCATAACCAGCGCGGCTTCCGCTTTTGCTCATAAGCGTTAAAGGCTTCGACTATTGTGTCAGTAATTGATCCAGTACTTGGGTAGATAATTAACCCCGCACTTTCGTCGATTTCATCCAAGTCGCCTGGCCGGATCCGGTCACGGTTTACAAGGTCGCCCTGCTTTTCCATTATTAAAACCTTCGCGCCTTGCTTCTTTACAAAGCCTACCCTTTTGTCGCCTGTGACTTTATACAAATTATCCTTTAACATAAACGTCAATTAGGTTTACGCCGCCCGTGTAGAACTCCTGCGATTGGTTAAACAATTCGGGTTCTTGTACCGCTTCTTTGAAACGTTCGCAGTACACACGCATTTCTGCGAGTGCTTGGTTTTTCATTCCTTCGCTAATCGTGTGGACGCTTACTTCACCGGCTCCATCTACGCAAATAAAGTAAAAACTATCTATTTGGAAGGCTTCCATGTAAATAGCAGCCTGCCAGTGATACTTTTTCTTTACTATTTCCCGCGCTGCGTTGTTTCTTGTTGCGTCGGCCATTGTTTTAATATCCATCACAAAACTATTGTCAAAGCTTACCAAGTCGGCACGGCCCGAAAATGGCAGGCCAAATAATTCAAACCCCTCCGGCAGCTTTACTTCTACCTGGCCTTGTGTGTATTGCAGTGCTGTTTCATTTTCCAAAATTGCATCGGCCCGAAGGCGGGCAGCCTGGAAAGTTTTGGCAGCTAAAACACTTACGCCTGTACTCGCGGTGATTGCTGTTTGTATGTCTGCAATGGTCATTTTAAAGCCCTCGGCCGGTACTTGCTCAACGTACTGGCAGTACAATTCATGCCAAACCGCCTTCCCTTCTTTTGTTGCTCCGTTCACCTCTGGAGCCTCTACGAAATAAGTAGCGACTTTGTCATGCTCTAATACCATCATGTGTACCAGCTGACCAAGTAGCATTGCTTCGGTTTGTTCAAACTTGGCTAGTTTGTAGTTTATAAACGCCTTGGGAGAAATACTAAACTTTTCAAGGCTGGTGAATGAAAGGCGAATGTCGCCTCTAGCAATGTTATTAATTAGCTGTCCCTTGTTCATGAGATACGATTATTGAATGTTTAAAGGTTGCTACTTTGTCAGTGGTTGTGATACCCTTGGGCGTGATTACTACCTTGCTGCCCGTATTAATTACCCGCCCTTCGTGGTAGTACGTCGTGTCCGATTGTCTGGTAATTGTGTCCCCCTGTATTTGGATACTAGGTTTTGCCACCACCTTAAAGCAAGCGGCCTCTGAGGGAGGAACCGGCGGTGCCAGTACAGGCGGTTTTTGTGTTTGTGCCGCGGCTGCGGTAGCCGTTGCAAGTGCTGCGAAAATTAGTAAGTGTTTCATGAATGTCTAAAAAATGTTTAAATGTGAGCGAAAAAATGTCTAATGTCTAACCGAAAAACGACTCTAGTGTAGTCTGTTTGTAGTTGTTAAGCAAGTAGTGTGCCAGAATCATGTGCCGCGAAATAGGCGGCAACTTCTGCCAGTTTTTGCCGTTCTCTGTTTTGGCAATGTCGAAAAAAAAGCGGCGCAGTACGTGGTGATCTTTGCCTTTTTCTTTGGCTGCTAGTAGCAGCTGTGCGATTTGCGAAAAATAAATGTAGTTCATAATTTAATAAAGTTCCGGCTGTGAGCGGTAAAGCGCCTCATACGCCTGTCTAAGCGTGTAACCGTAGTTGCCGTGCGCCTTGCGTGGCAGTTTGTGGTCAGCCATAATACGGTCGTAAGCTGTAGTATTTGTGGTTTTTGTTGCCCGCATATTGCCGCGCGTATCGTACCAGTAAGCGCGGACAATTCCGTGAAGTACTATACTACTGCTAAAGCGGTGTTCTAATTGGCGAAGTGTCATGATCTGAAAATTTTAAATTGTTAGCGTTGTTTGTAATTGTAAGGCAAAGGTAAGCCGCCCGGCTGGATTATAAAAATATTTTTATAACTATTTTTGAAGAAAATTAAAAAGGCGGCCGGATAGCACATAAAGCACCCCGACCGCCTTGACAAAATTAAGATCAATACCTAAAACTATCCTAATACAGCCGCTGTGCGCACGCGGTTAGCTGTCTGCACGTCGTCTACTATGTCCTCGCTGACTACGTACGTCTGAATGCGATCTATTCGGGCATTCGTCGCCTGGATGAACTGCGCAAGTAAGCGCTGCTGCTCTTCGAGCTTCGCCAGCGTTTCGCGGTTCGTGTCCACGATATTAGGCGCACCGATTATGCCACCGGCCGCGAAGCCAGGCACGCCGATATTCCGGAAAGTGCTGGCGCCTCCAAGTAGTGCCTGTTGGCGCTCATTCAATACGACTTCACCCCTGCGAACAGTTGCCAGTATGTTGTCGCCGTTTCGCATCTGCTTAATATTTGGTGTGTTCACAATTAAACCATCTTTAATTTGCGGTACATCGCCGCCCATTAAACCGCCTTCGGCCGCTGGCTGTGCCTGGATAGTGGCAATTTGTGCAGCTCCTAAAGCGCCAGCCAAAATGGCGGCTACCGGGCCAGCGGTCGCCAAGGCGCGCGTAACAGCTAACGCGGTGTTAATAATCGCTTGAATAGTTGCGAAGGCTTTAGAACGCTGCGCCTCGTCTTTTTGTAGCTGCTCCTTTTCTTTGTCCAGTCGTTCGGCTGCTGCTTGTTCGCTTTTTAACTGCGCTTCAAGACGTGCCTTTTGTTGGCCGCTCGCGGTTTCAAGTTGCTTTTCTAACTCTTGGATCCGGTCGGCGTTCTTTTCTGCTGCTTCATCTAGTCGGTTTTGCTCGCGTTGTGCTGCCGCTGCTTGGAGCTGATCGAATACGGTTGTTAATTGGTTTAGATACTCAAGCGCTTGCTCAAATTGCGTCTTTTGCGTCTGTTCCCGCTTCGCGGCTTCGCTTACCACTATCTCGGTGTACTTCTTTTCTGCCTCCGAACGTGCAAGGGTAAGCTGGTCAAGTTGGGCGGTTAAAAAGTTGTATTCCTCTATTGAGGCGTTTGTAATCGTGTCGTCTGTCGCTAGGCGTTCAAGGTTCGCTTGTATTTCTTCGATTTGCTTGTCTAGTTGTTGTACCTGCGTCTGCGCCTGCTGCTTGTCATATTCTAGGCGTAACTGTACCACTGCGGCCCCGCGCTCGGCAGCCGTTCCCCCCGCTTGGAGCGCTTCGGTTATTGCTTCGTTTAGTGCAACCGCTGCCGCGTTTGCCTCTACCTTAAAACCTTCCTGTGTTGCCTGGATGCTGGCGCGGATGCGTGCTAAGCGGTCGGTCGCTTCCTGCCGTGTGGCATTGTTTTTAATTTCCCGTAAGCGCAGTTCGTGCCGCTGCTCTTCTTGTTCTATAATTGCGTTGGTTTGCTGTTGCTGTATAAGTAGATCACTTGCCGCTTGCGCATCAAAGGCGCGTACTTCGGCAGCGCTCTTGCCAATGTTCTGCACCAGCGCGGCGCGTGTTTCAGCTTGCGTCTTTATAAACTCTTCCCGCTGCTTTACAAGCGCTTCTTTGACCTCCTCTAGTCGCCTATCTTCTTCAGCTACTTCCCGTGCTGTTTTATCTTGTATTGCTTTTATAGCTCCATCCGCTAGACGCTTGTTTAGTTCGTTTAATAACTGCAAGCGCTCGTCGTTGTATTGTTGCTCTGCTTTTAGCGCTTCTTGCTGTCGCTCGCTTTCTTCTTTTAAAAGTCTGTTTTTTTCTTCCTGCGCTTTTTTAATTCTGTCAAGCTGGCCCTTTCTATTCTTATCGTCTTCTTCTTGCTTTCTTTTTGCGTCTGCATCTCTGTCTTTTTGGTCACGTTCGTCTTGCTCCCGCTTCGCTTTATCTGCTATATCCTGCGCCTGCTGTGCTGCTGCATTGTCTTTTATTTTCTTTTGCTGGTTTATTAAGTCTTCGCCCTGCTTTAAATAGCCGGCATACCCTTCATTAAAAGCCTTAAAGACGTTAAAAATATTACCATTCAGCAACGCGGTAGCCGCTTCGGTTAGGGCATTATAGGTAGCGAAAATCCTTTCAACGTACTTAAGCCACGAGTTTAAAATTTTAATACCCGTATTTTGCAGGTAATCAAAAAAACTATTTTGAGTTCCGAATAGTTTAGTAATTGTATTTGAAAGCTCTACCTTGCCCTCCGCTATTTCGTTTTCTACCGCTAGCTGCTGCATTTGCTTCTTTGTCAGCTCGTCGGTTTTGTCCACTAAGTCACCTATTTTGCCTTCAAGATTGTCCGATTTTTGAATAATCTTCTCTAGCACCTCCTCTTCCTGCAAGCCTGCAAGGCCTGCTTGAGTCAGTGCAATAGCTAACTGGTCCGCGCTCGCTCCTGCCCCTTTCGCCTTTGGCGCGAACTCCGTTAAGGCGTCCAAAAATTTACCGTTGGCGTCTGCGCCTGCTAGGTACCCCTGTTCGATTTTATTGAGCGCTTCTTCGTACGATATACCAAAGTTTACACTTATTGCAGTCGTTGCCCGCAGTAGCTCCTCCTGGTCTGCCTTGAATGTGTTACCGAGTGCAATTATTCGCCCGGTTGCGGCTGCCGCAGCTTCGCCCGTTTCGCCGCTTAGTCGTTGAATATTGCCCCGCAGCTCGTTGGTTTCCTTGGCAAACTCGCGCATAGCCTGCACGCCTTCCAATATTATACTAATTGCCTGGAACGCTCCAAACATTCCCGCGATAGCTTTCCCGCTTAGGCTAGCTGCCTGCCCTACCTGGCCAATGCCGGATTTTATCCGCTCTGCGCCCTCTGCCATTTGGCCAAAGCCGGGCACGCTCTGCGCTATAATATCCCGCAAAGGACTAAAGGCTTGGGCGTAGTTGCCCACGTTTCGTTGAAATTGACCAATCGACGCGTCAATGTCTTTCAGTTCCCCGTCCAGCGCCTGTATTTGACTGCGCATATCTGCGCCGATTTGCGAATTTCTTTCGACCTCGGTAAGTTCTTTATACAACTTACGAAGGTTTACCAGTTCGGCGTTTAGTGCGCGGTAAGTCTTCGCCCCTCCGCTCGCCTGCACCTCAAGTTCGCGCTGGATCACCTTTTGACTGTCGGCTACGTCTTTTTGCGCGTTCTTTAACTTTCCGAGTTCCGTTTCTAGTTTCCGGTACTCGCTGGTCCCTATTTCGGTGTTTTTGAGCTGCTCGTTTACCTGCTTGACCGCTTCGGCTAGCTGCTTTTGCGTTTTTATCGCCTGTTCGGTTCCTTCAATCTCTACAGAAAAAAGTATCTTCTTTTGTGTTGCCATGTCTTTATCTTAGTAGCCCTTGAATGTTTGTGTTTTCTATCGCGCTGCTGCGCGTCGTTGGCAGAATGTAGTCCGCTTCCAGTATTGTTTTACGGCTTCCTGTGTACCCTGGCAAATAACCATCTATTTCCTTTAATAGGTAGGTACGGCCATCGATTAGCAGTTTTTTCCTAAAGTCTAGGTTCAAAATGTCGTTTGTCCTCCAGAATATCCACTCCTTTACCGTTTCGCCCCACTCTACACGCCCAATCCGCTGGAGCCAATACCGAGCCATAAGGCCAAGGGTTGCGGATCCATAAGCGTTCGGCGTTTCGTCGCTGAATGATAGGCTCGGGCTGTTTCCTGCTGCGTCGTTGTAATTAAAGAACCAGGCGGCTGGGTAGTCATAAGGCGAACCAAGCCCCCGAGCAACATAGCCATCCAGGCCAGCGCGGCGCCCTGCGTAGTACAAAATTCGCGGCCCTGTGTCTTCGCCTGCCGGAACTGAGTCACCACCTACTAGGGTCTTTTGCAAAATAGGCAATAACGGCGTTTTCGCGGCTCCAAATACAGGGTGTTTAATCTCGGTCGCATTGTACATGATTGATTTGAAGAAAAACGGCACTGTTACAACTTCTTCCCCTTCCTGGAAACGGTCAACTGGGTAGTTGTATGCGCCTGCGAAGCTCGGCAGCATAGAATCCCTGTCTACCTGCTGCGCGTTTTCGTCACCGCTATCCGTTGCCCATCTAAGGCCTAGGCGTGCTGCCTGCTCGTTCACTGCCTTGTGTTCTGCTTTTTTAGCCAAATCAATCTTTGCAGTAAAATCTAAACGCGTGCTGTCTTGGTAGAACCCTTCCGAATATGTAGTACCCATGTAATACCCGTCTTCGGGTTCAATTCGCACCCTTCCCGTTTCTACGTTGGTAAAAAATTGCAGGTTGAATGCGCGGGAAAAGCCTAGAATAAGGTCGGCCATTGTCCAAGTGCCGGGCGTTTGTACGCCTAGGTTTATTTCGTAGCCTGCCTTGAACTCAAACGCTGGTTTGATGATAAAGGTAAAAATTTGCGGTGTTATCGCTACCGATCCGCCGTTTATGACCTTTAACACAACTTTGTCCCCTGCGGCAAAAAATACCTTTTCGGTCGCTTCCAAATACTCCCCAAAAGCACTGCCGACTATCGGCGTCGTGGTCACTGTTGTATTGTTCGTTGCGTAGCATGCATCGCCCGAGGTGTTAAAAAATCCATAAGTCACCTCGTACTCTCCACCGTACTGCACCGTATATTCTCCCGTTCCAAAATCGTACAAGACGCTAGGGTCGAAGTACTCTTGATCGCCTGTTAAAAGAATAACAACAGGGCCGGCGCCCGCCGCTATCGTTTGCGGGTTCGTTCCATCCTTAATTCTCATTTCCCAGGCTGCGCCAAACTCGACCGGAAACGGCCTAGAAGGCAGCGGCAGAATATAACGCTGTACTTCGTCGTGTGTGAACCAAGTACTATCTACTGCAAACCCGGCCAGCGCAAACGCTTTAGTTATTAACTGCGTAATAAATACGCCAAAAGTAAGGTCGGTGTATTCAATCGTGTCAGGGTTTGACCAGTCTTGAACCTTACCCAAAAAAAGGCACCACGCCGAAGAGGCGGGCACTTTGTTATCATTTGCAGCTACAAAGGTATCGTTCCAAATTGTGCCCGCAGGTATGTACGTTTGTACAATATCACGGATAAGTATCGTTTTCATCTGCCCAAACCATGCGGCATTGTTTGCAGTCAGCACTAGCTCGAACTGCTCCGAACGTCTGCGGAAACTGCCGTTACCCGTGAAAACAGTATCCAACTGGGCGACGCCCCGAAATACCGAAACACCATCCACGTCAATCCGGCAGGGTTTGCGGTTTACCGCTCCGGCTTTCTGGTCCCCGTCCACCCAATCCCCGAAAATTGCCCGCGCTTGCTTGTCAGCAGGTATGCGGATAGGCCGCTTGGCGAAGTAGCCCGAAATGGTGCCAGGGCTTTCTTGGGCGTCAATGCGGTAGGTAAGCGACATAGGCTGGTCACCTTCTATTTGATTGACTAGCTGATTATCTATGTATATCTCTGTCCTTGGCATCCTATTGTACGTGGGTTGGCGTTTGGTTAGCTGGGTAAACTTTGAATTTTAAAATCATTCCTATCTCGTCGGTGTCGCTTTCCACAATCTGCCCATCGGAAATAATTACAGAGCGGTAAGGATTTACCGTGCTCATTACTGTATCATAAATATAAACCTCTGTGCTGGTTAATACTTGGCTAACAAACTCTGCCAGCTTAGGCCGTAACACGCGCGTTTCGATTTCAAAGTATTCATTCCTTTCCGCGCTTACCTTAAAGCTGCCACGGCTTTCCGGAGTCGGTATATTTGTAGCGCTTGCCCAAATGTTCGGCCTTATGCCAGCTTCAGACGCGCCTTCTACGCCCTCCACTACTTTAGCGTCAAAGGTGTACATATCTACACCGCCGCGCTGGTTTACCCAAGCTAACCGAATGCCGCTTGCGCATGATTGCTGAACCTCAAACTCAAGCTCTTCAGTGAGTGGTATAAAGCTGGAGTTTGCAAAGCTCATTTTGTAGGATACGGTACTGGAATCAAATTGCGGCTTAATGTTGTTATAAAATGCAGACGATGAAAGTGATAGCAAATAGCTAGGACCAACGGAAGCTGCGTAAGTTTTACTTGAGGTCACCGGCATCGGCGAAGGCATAATCAAATAAGAGTTCCATAGTGTACCGTTTGCTTTCGTTTCTTCTATTTTTACATAGAAAAAATTGTTGCAAATAGCGCAAAGGTTAAACGCTTCGCTGTACCTAATCGGGATTTTCGCCCCTGTGTTATAATTTAATAGTTTTTGGTTGTCGGGCGGTATGCCGTAGATCTGATAACGACTTCCGTTGAAGGCGCCAAAAATTTCTCTATTTGGCCGTATTATGTTAAAGGCGGTTGTGACTACATTAACGTAAGCCGTATCACCTAAATCTGCCAACAAATTTGTGGCAGGATCCCTAAAAAGAAACTTAAATTCCATGTAAAAGGCCCTGTAACTATCTGTACAATCAACAACTAAGGTGCCAGGCAAAATAAAAGCCCTGTATCTTAGTGCTGGAGTACTGCCAACAAGCGCTTGAAGTGTTCCTGCAATATCGACCTCGAATTGGTATGTATAGGAAGGCCCCGAGCCGGTGCGGCGAATCCAGTCGCGGTATGACGTTGCAAGAATTGTACCTCCGCCACTTGCCGCCGTTCGCACATTGACGACCATTTTCTCGATAAGCGATGCGGTCGTTATACTATCAACCACGTATTTTGCTGGTTCGTATGCGCTACACGTTCCACTTGGTCTACTTAGTACTGTTGCCATTTTACGGTCTTAATTTGCTAAAGTTTTGAATCAATATTGTTACCTCTGTACCTACCCACTCCTCTACGAAAGCGGTTAGTTCTTGGTCGTTGTCTGCTAGTATCACGTCTATCCACCCAGTACGGCGGCCATTCTGGCTGTATTTATAACTGCCTCGCGTCGGCATCCCTTCGCGCTTATGTTTGCGGGCAATGGCAAACGCTGCACTAATCGCCTCCTTCCCGCGCAGGCCAAAACGGCGCTCCGCAAAATGAATAAGGCCTTGAATGTATTTAGAAGTTGCCGCCCGGCTTTGCCCTGGCGTGTACGGTATGCGCGCAGCGGGTACGCCAGTGTTCACCGGATCCCCGTAATCATTCCCGTACATTTCAATAGTCAGCCTTCCAGCCGTGACAGTTATTTTTTCTTCCAGACTGCTAATTAGCGACCCTGTCAGGTTGTGCCCCTGGTCCCGCAGTTCCTGCGCCAGTCGCACCTTTAGCCAGTTGGCTATCGTTCTGCCTACCTTTTCGTCGATCATTTCTGCGCGTGCTCTTGGTCTTTATTGCTACTTATTGCACAATCGTCTACCGGTTGCAGGTGCTCAAGTTCGTAGTCTTCGCAGGCGAACGGCAGCTCGGCTGTAAAGGTAAGCCCGACGCACAATAAGCGGTCGTTGTGTAGGTTCGCATCGGTTAGCCACGTGATATTACGGTTTTGAATACCGAACACGCCGGACTTCTGTGCAGTGGTCAAAAACTCCACTGCGTGCGAATGCAGGCGGTCCCAGGTTTCAAGTAGGCTTTGTTGAATAGTAAAGCCATCCAGGTCCCGCCCTTGCAAGTCGTAAAAATAAAGGTCCACCTGTACGTTGTTGGTCCCGCGCTGGCCGTTTAGGGCTGACAAAGACCCCTCTACAGGAGCGGCCCACAACACAAGCGGGAACTTGGTCCCCTCCAGCCCATCCGGGTTGAACTTGTTTATAATTGTGGTATTTATATCAGAGTGGTATCCAAAGTGGTAGTTTTGAAAGAACTGGCTTTGCTCCACCAACTCACAAAAAAGGTTGCTTAATTTTACGATTTGCATTTTTATATCTGCTTAAAAGCCCCGCCCAGCTCATTTGCCAGGCAGGGCGGTTCCCATGAAAAGACCACTAAACTGTTTCCTCCGCTTGGTGCTTACGATATTGCACAATGTCTGCAATGTACGAAGTCAGCAGTACAGCCAACTCGACGCCGCGCTCCGCGAAGTGCTCCACTTCCTTGTCGGATAGCTCCAAACTTTGCGCGAACACCTCCACAAGTTGGTCGGCTTCTTCGTCGCTCAAGTCGGCCAGTTCGGCAGGAATAGCGACGTAGTTAGACACGGCCGCAGGCAGTTTGCGTGCTGCTGCTGTGAACTTAATGGCGTCAGTCCAGTCCAGCTTGTTGTCCTTTGCTGCCTCGGCTACATTGCTAATCAATACGCCGACGAACTCGACCGCCTCGGCGGTTTCTTTAATTCCTAGATTTTGGTCACTCATTTTTTTGTTTGTTTTAATTGTTCCTTTTGTAGTTTTTCCAGGTACTTCGCTTCCGCCTTTTTTGCGCTTAGATAAAAAAGCGCCTCGTAAAGGTTCGCCTTTTGCGCGCTTTGCAAGGCTGTGAAGCCTGCTAAGTTGAACACGCCACTTTCTGCCAACTGCTTTAAGGTTAGGTACCATCCGAACGGTTTTAGTTCATTGTTTGCCTTAGCCGAGCCAGCTCCCGCGCTGCTGTATAAATTGCTAAATCTGGCGCGGATTTCTCGTTTAGTTTCTGCAAAAAAAAAGCGGTCTGCATGACTACATCCATACCCAAGTCTAACATAAACTCTTTGCGCTCCTCTACTATGTCGTCAAACGTTAAAGGGTCGAACACTTCGCCCTTCGGCCGCAAAAGTACGGCCATTACGTAGGGCATTGCTTCCCAGTTGCCGGCGTTCAAGCTGTTCACGCTCTCCTCGTATTGAGCAGCCTCCGCGAACTGGCCGAAGGTGCTTTTTGTCATGTGCTTTTCTGGAAGGCTCCAGATGCTGCCATTTATTTCCCACTCTGAAACCGCCTGGTCTTTGATTTCTTTATAATCTAGGTAACACTGCTGAACGCGCCAGTACCATTCTTCTATCATCGCCACCGGTGCGCCCTCCCAGTTCTTTCTACCTAGTAGCACGTCGGCAGGTATGCCGCTTGCCTCCTGGATCACGTTTGCGAAGTAGGGTATTATTTTGCCTACGTAGATTTTATCGGTTATCAACCCGGCAGACTGTGCGCGCTTTAGCGGGTCGGGCTCATTAAGCAGATCCAAAAGTCGCTTAGGCGCGTGCGCTTCCGCCTCCATGATACGCAGGTGCGTGCGAAGGGTTATGTCTTCCAGGGCTAGCGGCAGCCGGTAGGCAATGTCATTTATTTTAATAATCGCCGCCATTGTCGTCTGCGTTTGTAGCTAATACTGGGCCGCTGTCTTTTTTCTTCTTTGCCTTCTTGGCTGGCTCTTCTTGCTCCGCTGGTGCCGCTGCTGTCCAGGGCTTTTCAACTTCCAGTGCTACCGGCGTAGGTGCGCTTCCGCGGAACTTACTGAAAAAGTCCGGCGGTGTTGCGTTGCGGCGTGGCTCGTTTATTAGTTTACGCGCCTCTGCTTTGAATAGGTCGGCCGGAGGGCCTGCACTTTTCTTTGCGTTGCTCGTGTTCGGTTCTTTAGCTAGCTTGGTAAGAAACGCTTTGATCTGCGCCGCTTTACGGTAGCCTACGATTAACTCGCCATCTTTGGCAGCACCTTGTAAAATGCTACTAATTTCCTTTTCTAGCTCGTGGAGCTGACTTAATGCTTTGTCGAATCTTTCTTGGTACATATTCTTTTTGTTTAGTAGTGTGCAAATTTTACGCCGTTTTACGGACTTTACGCTGAAACGGCAAAGAGAAAATAAGGCGGCGACTATTACAGCGGCCACCTTTGTACTGTTCACATATTCACTTTCGCTTGGATCGGCCCTTAAACTGTTCGGCCTCCGGCAGTTGCCATCCGCGAGCAGCGCAGGCTGCGCGATTAAACTGCATCCTTGTATCGTCGCTTAGGAACTCAAAGTGTAGGGTTCCTTTTTTATAAATCGTAATTTTGAAGAACTCGCTTTCGACTATGTTTGTGCCGTTCCCATTACCCCGAAGGTTTGCCCGGACCGCTTCCGATGCTCTCTTGATATTCTCGTAGGATCGGCCGCTAACCATGCACAAGGCGCGGTCTATGTCGTCAAATCGTTCGGCGCGCTTCCAGTCTAAGCTGCCCCACATATCGACACCCCAAAGAATAAACTTTTTGCCGACCATGTAGTGCGAATTAGTTTTCCAGGTAGCGTCGAAGCACTGGCGGTTCTTGTCAGAGTAGCGGGTAATTAATTCAAATGCCTCCTCAATGCATTTTGCTCGAATCACATCTTTCTGGCTGAAAAGCATTTCGAAGAATAGTGTAACGTTTGCCTCATTCATATCAACGCCCCCTTGGTCTTTCCTCCACTTCTCAAAGTCTTGTCGGACGTTCGTCGTTGTCATGCTTTGCGCCTTTGTTTTTTGAAAGATCAAAGTCCAAGCGGCTTGCTGCAATGTATCTATGAAACCGTTATGCGCCTCGGTGAAACCGCGCTCAATAGCCGTGTCAAAAAACCGCGTCATTGCTTCTGTTCGTTCGCGCTTATTCATGAACACGCTAGCGAATAAATCCAGCTGCTTTATCGACCTGAATAGGTTTTCGGTTGCCTTTGCTGCTCCGTTGTACGAATCACAATGAGCCGCGATAAAATCTGCTCGGTATAGGCTGTTTTCATCGCTAGTTAAATCAACTTCTTTGACTTCTTCCTGCTCTGATTTTTGAAAAGAAAAGGCGTGTAGCGTCTGTGATTTTTTGTAAATCTTAACCAATGCGACTTCGACCCCCGTTTTCCGATCCGCTCCCGCAAAAGCGCCATCAAGGTACTCAACCGTTCCTCCGTGATGCTCAATTAAAAAGGCTAAACGCTGGCGTGTTTGTGAATATTGGTTTTTAAGTGTTTCTGCATTAAGAAGGCATACAATATGACCATGGCGCATTACCTCAATAGCCTTTAATAAATGATTGGCTCCGGCATCAAAGGGCGGGTTCATTATAATTGCATCGTAATTCTTGGCGCCACTGAAAGAAAGAAAGTCGTTGTGTACTACTTTGTACTGCTTGCCTTTTAGTGTTGCAGCCATATTGTCGTCTATTTCAATACAATCAACCGACTTAATTTTGTATTTCAAAAAATCGGCGATAGCGCCCATTCCTGCTGAAGGCTCAAGTACTGTCATAGTTTTAAGTTCTTCCGCTGGAATATGGTCTATCATTTTTTTGATTAGCTCGACCGGTGTAGGGTAATAATTCTTGTTAAAATAAGTTGTCATAATTTGTAAATACGTTTGATTTGTGAATGCATGGCAAAGATAAAATCAATAAATGAATTATAAAAATATTTTTATGCTAAAGAATAAAAAAACCGACTGGCGACTATTACAGCGGCCAGCCGGCGGGAACTATTTACCACTAACACTATGAGTACTTTAACCTGCTGCGATTAGGCCGCCGCGCTTTTGCTCACTAATTAACATACCTGAAAGGCAGTCCACGCGATCGTCGTGTGCGCCGTTCGGGAAGGTTGTTACCTCCTCAAGAAAATCAGCTACCCACACCATGCCGGAAGGCAAATACACGCGCCCTGCTTCTATTGTAGCGCTCACGCTATTTACACGCGCTACTTTGTCGCTCTTCGGTATCGGCCCCTCCTTGACGTTTAATTCTGTGTTCGCCTTTAATACCTGCACTAGGCTTTTGCCGCTGGCTTTTGGCTCGACGCGGATAACCGACTGGCGGCTGTAGTTGTTGCGGCGTACGAACGCAGGCAGCCATTTAAGCGCTGCATTAAAGTCGAGGTGTTCTGCTGCGCACTCAAGAATGTAAAAGTCCGCGCCTCGCATCATGTAGGCGATGCCCGCTGTCGGGTCGTTGCGGTCGCTGTCTGTATAGGCTGTATCGAAGTAGTAGTTTACCGGCTTGTCTACGATCAGCTCGCGAGGGTCGTAATATTGAAACCAGGTCCTTTTTATTACGTCGCCTTCCTGCGCTGCTGGGCGCTGCTGGTACAGTGCGTTCCAGGCTCTTGTCCCTATGCTTTTTTGAATCGTCAAAAGCTGCTCGCGGCTGTATTTGCTCCCCCATAATGGTTGCCCCTGCTCCCTGTGCTCGTCTGCCTGCTCGGCCAATGCTGGCATATTTATCACCACGCGCCCGGGCTGATCTATTTGAAGAATGCGCCCTGTTAAGTCATCCTCATGCCAGCGGGTTTGACATACTACTTCGACGCATCCAGGCTCAAACCTCGTCTTGAAAGTTGTTGTGTACCATTCCCACGCGCGGTTTCGGTAGGTGCTACTATCTGCCTCCTCGGCATTTTTGACCGGGTCGTCAATAATTGCAACGGTACACCCCGCGCCAGTGATGCCACCGCCCACGCCTGCGGAAAGGTAGTACCCGCGCCCGCCTACTATGTCAAAACGCTTGCTTGTTCTAATTGCTCCGGCGTCTTTCGCCTCTGCTAACTTAGTGTCTAGGAATATTTCTTCATAAGTAGCGGAACTTATAACGCGCTGACAATCGCGGGACATGGCGCCGGCCAGATCGGCCGAATAACTCGCGGCAATAATTTGTTCCTGTGGGTTGCGGGCTAACATCCAGGCGGGAAATAAGCGGCTTACAAGCTCAGACTTTCCGTGCCTTGGAGGCATCATTACAAGCAGCTGCTCTATTTCGCGATCTGCTAGCCTTTGCAGGGCTTTAATTAGTATTAAGTGGTGAAAGTTAAATTGATACGTTGGCTGTACCTCGCGAATGAAGTCGTAAAAACTAGACCTACACAAGTCCTGCCTTATTGCTTGGTATTGCTCCTTCGTTATCATTTCGCCTCATTTACTGCCCATCCGGCAGAGCTTTCCGGTAAAGCTCCAGCAGGTTTCGTTTTTCTTCCTCGGTTAATTTGGTTAGATCCATTTTTGGCCCTGTTTGCAGGTCGCCTTTTATGTCGATCGTCTGCTTGCTTAGGCCGTACCCGCGCTCCAGTAGAATTTTAGCCGCTTGGATACTGCCGCCTGCGGCTTGCTGGAATAACTTTCTAATTATTGCCTCTGCGGCCGTGATTTGTTCACCGTTCACTTCCTTGGTTTGCCCTAAAACGTTGGCCAATATCTCGTCCAGCGCTGGCAGCTTTTTAGGTCTGCCGTTAGGGTTGCCGCTTTGGCCTTTCTTAAATTGCGTAGCCTCTTTACCCATCTCTTTTATTCCTGCTTTTTTCCTGTTTTTGTTTTGCTTTCCTGCTGTTTTGCCGTTTTAAATTGCGTCAAACAGACCGCGTACCGTTGCACGCCTTGCGGGTACTCTTTTAACATTGTTTCGTCCGCTAAGCAGCGCTGCAAAAAGTCGGCTTTATTCTCCTTCGGTAGTGGTGTTGGTAGTGGCATAGGGTTTTATTTTTTCAAAGACTCGTTCAATATTTTAGGCACTGCATAATCCCAGCTAACTGTATGATGAAGCCTTTTATTGGTTGTGTGCATAATTCCAACCTTAACAAATGAAGGGCAATACATAACAGAGTAAAATGACTTGACATAGGTGCCATACTCTAAATAGGCTTCAGTCATTCCACCTGCTGTTTTTTGTGTAGTTTTTTGAGTCAAACTAATCAAGTTGCAAGTAAAATACAAATCACCTCTGTTGCCATTAACCAAATATGTATTTACATCTTCATTTAATCTACTAAAAAATTCAATTGGCTTGTTATTAGAGCAGATAAAACTATTCATTGCCTTTCTTGTCAATGGTCTATCCTTTAATTGGTTTTCGGAGCCGCCTATCCAATCACCTCCCTGGCTCATACAAATTGTTTTACAGGAATTAGTAGTGTAAAAGCCCAAAAGAATATTAAAAATACTATCAAGATCTTTTATTGATCCAGCTTTACCATTTATGTCGTATATTCTAAAATTAAAATATGTGTAATCGTCGTCCAATACTATAAAGTTTATGCAATTAATTTTTTTCGCTAAATCAAAGACAGCATTTCTTGCGTGTGTTGTTGTCCTTCTATTATCAAAGTTATCACCCTCGTCAATTTTATCAGCATATTCTTTTTTACAAAAAAATAAAACATTTTCAGTTCCGTATTTTTTAACATAATCTGCCCCTGTTTCGTCTTCGTCATCTACTACGTAAAATATTTCCCCTGTATAGCCTTGCCTTCTTAGGGTAGCGTCTGTGAATATACTATTTGGCCGGCCATGTGTTATTATTAGTGCGGCAAAATTAATTGTTTTCATTGCTGTTTATCTCCTTTAGATATTGCTGCCTAAGTTCATTTGAAAGTTTAATAAAGCCATTTTCAATAGCTTTTTTAAAGTCGATAATAACTAAAGCGTTTTTTTCCATTAACTCCTGAACATCTTTATTGCTGTTTGCGTAATAATTAGCTACTTTTTCAAAATTAATAACTACATGTCTATAGGCTGCAAGTTTTAGCAATGTTTTATCTTCATTAGTAATATTAGATTTTTCGATTTCATTAATTAGCTGCTGCGCTTTTTCATCGTTTATACAATCCGATATACTTGGTTTTGGTCCTGTCGGTTCATAAATTGGTGCCTGTATTTTTTTACTGTAAATGTCGGCATCCTGATTATTTATTTCATTAACCTGCTCATCTACTTCTTCGCCCTCTTTTTCCCACCCCGGCACACTTAGCCCCCAGTCGGCCAACTCTTCCACATCCCATTCATTTGCCAGACCTTCCCAGTCCCACTCGCCAAAAGGCACGTTATCTGCAATAATAAACCGCTTTTGTTGCATAGGTGATAGCTCGGTACAATCCACTACGGGCACACCTGTTGCAAAATAACCCTCAAGTATTTCCATTTCGGAAACGGTTGCGGTGTACCGCTGCTCAAAGTCTGCGTCATTGACTTCCTGTTTCAGGTCTAGCAGCGCACGCAAACGCTGGTTGCCACCGAGGGCGATATATTTCCCGCCTTCCTTTGTGACTGCGATAGGCCGCTTTTCAAGCATCTGCGGAAATTGCGCCAGGCTTTGTTTTAGCTTGCGGAACTGCTCATCGCGGATAACGCGCGGGTTTGCCGGGTTGGGAATTATATCTTTAATATTTAGCCGCATCTGGGTTTGCACTAATATAGTTTTTTAAGGATATTAACGAATTTAAGTATGCTTTTTGCACGCTTTCTAAAAGAATCATCATCCCGAAAGTAGTATCGTCAATTTTGGATACATTTTTGCCTAAAGATAGCCAGTCTATAAGCTCTTCATGCTCTTTAACTAAAAGTGTAATTTTTGCCTCTAGTTCTTTTTTTGTGTACATCGTGTATAGTTTTAGCGGTTTTCTACTTATGACAACTTTCTCATGTATAGTTTTTTGTGGTTTTGTTTGCTTGTTTAAAAAGCCGCCCAACTTTACAGCTAGGCAGCACCCCTTTTTACAATGGAATTGAATGTTATTTTAAAATGCCCAAGGGCTGGCGGTTGAAAAATACTTTCCATGGTTAGAAATATAACGCCGGCCCACTGGGCAGTTTCTTTCGTCAAAGTGCCGGCCACCATTGCGGCAGCCGGCTAGCATCCTCCAAAAATCAAAACGTACTTTATCTACTTTTTGCTTGCGGCCAGGGCAGGGTTCGAACCTGCATTTTGCTCTAGGCGCGCGTTTTACCAATTCCGCCACCTGGCCCTTTTGCTTGCGGGTGTCCCGGGACTCGAACCCAGGCTAACCAACGGCTTTCAAACGCTAGCTTCCCATCCACCCATTTTTTAAAAGTTGGCCCCAGCTCGTTTGCCAAGGCCGCCTCATCTCAACTTTCGGTCGTACGGTTCAAACTTTACAGCTCTACCCGCTTCCTAACATTTATCTCACTGCGTAGGCGCTTACCTGCTGCGCTATTCCTATCTTTTGCACTTCGTAAATTACACCCTGCTCTACTAGTCTACAAAAATCCCGCTCTGCTGCTGCGTAGTCCGGTTGCTCTTTTGCTTTCCGTTGTTTTACGCGTGCTACTATCCAGGTACGTTTTGTAAACAGCTTCACTTTTTTGGTTTTTGAGGACCGATTTTTTTCTCCCCGTTTTCGTAATATGCGTAAACCGCCTGGCGTTTGTTGTGCTTGCGGTCGTAGCTGATATGTACCCAACTGTCAAATTCTTGTATCAACTGGTCAAAAACTATGCCACTTTGCCGGATCGTGTCGAATAATTTTTGAGTACTCCACCCTGGGACATGAATGTCTGCTGCTTGGCCTCTTAAGTGGTCGCTATTCTTCGAACCTCCAACGGCCCGGTTCACGGCGTGGTTTCTATACCCTGACGTAACGACGATCGGGCGCCCTATGTATTCCCGCAGCCAGTCAAGCTGTTTAACCAATGCGCGCAAGTTTTCGATCTGTTCCGCGTTCGGGTTATTTTCGATTTTGAGCAAACGCGCTTTTTGGCTGCGCGTCATCTCCTGAAGTGTAAAGTATTTACCTAGCTGCATAGGGCAAAGTTACGCACGATTTTTGAACGGTTAAAATAATTTTTTTAATGCTGTCCTGATGAATTGGTATGCCTCATAAATTGTAACGGCTAGGCCAATCGTAAGAACGACCTGGGCAACTGCGTAGATAAGTGCTTTAATGTCCATCATCTTTCTATTTCAAAGTTTAGATCTGATTTAAGAACCGCCAAGCGCTCCTGCTGGCGTTGTATTTTTCGCTCCAATGCTTTTATTTCTGCTTTATGCAGCTCTTTTGGGTCGGGCTCCGTGAGCGTTAAAGAGTAAAGCGTTAGCGCTCTTCCTTTTTCTTTGTTGTGTACGCCTGCCTCCTGCAAAAAGTAGTAGGCACTTCTGTAGTAGTAGCCGACCTTCAGATCATTGAGCCGGGCGTGTACTGTGCTGCGTGGCAGTTTCAAGACCGCTCCGATTTCTTCAGCCGTTACGGCCTGCACTTCTAAGCGCGCAAACAGATAATCGAAAACTTTATCTAGTTGCCTGCCTCGCTCCTGCGTCGTTGCTTTGTGCGTTTGTATGCTATTTGCGTGTACCATTGTTTTAGATTTGTGATGCGTTTGATTGTCGGCTTCTCGCGGCTCGCTGCCACTGGTCCTCCTGTGTGTGGTAAAATAAAAACATAGCGTTACAAGCAATAGCTGCACAATGTTTTTGAATGCTTTCACCTGTCAGGCTTTTACCTCCCTCAAGTTGGCGTTTAATGTCGTTTAAGTGCCGGTAAATTGCATCTACGTCTAGCAGTAGGTCGTGCGGGCGTTGCCAGTTGTTTGGCGGGTACTTGCCTTTATTGCTTGTCATGCGCCAGGCCATTGCCTCTAAAAAGTTAGGATCTATTTCCAAAAAACTGGGTTTGTTTTCTTGGTCTTTTAGTGCTTCGGGCCCTGCCGCCGGCCGTTCGGCGGTTTCGCATGATACAAGACTGTTGGCCCAGTCGCTCGGGTCAAAATTATTTCCTAAAAATTTAGGATTTCTACATGTTCCCTTCCAGCAAGTAACAATTATAAAAGGGTGCTCTTGATATGCAAATGCTTCTCCATCCTCATCAACCGCCGCATAGTTATACCCCTCTGGAATATCGGCCGCGGTCAGTTTTTTAGGCTCCGGCCGTTCGGCGGCTTCTCCTTGTAATTCAAAATCTTTGTCAATCATAGCGTCAATAATTGTTTAAAAAAGGTTAAAAAATCATCGGTTGAGCGGGCAATAAAGTAAATACCGCCCGCCCTCTCTACTTCAAACTGTCGTTTTTTTTGGTTCTCGTTTTGGCGGTCTTTGCCTGCCTTTACCTCAATGCCTACATACCTGCCACGCACCACGCAAATAATGTCCTCCACGCCTGGCGTACTGCCTCCTTTCCGGTGTACTTTCTTCGCTGCATCCCAAATACCAACGGTGTTAATTCGTGCGGCTACGCAGCCAGGCTGCATATTTACCACGCGCATTATATTGGCAGTTATACGGTTGGCGCTCTCTACTTTTTTACCCTCCATACCTTCGGAACTATTACACTCGCGGTTACCTCTTCGTTTTTGCCTTCGCTTACCCAATAGGTGTATTTGCTTTTTTCTTCCTGCCTTGCCTCCGGCATTTGCTCGTGTGCGGTAACTGAACCATCAGTGTCCAGGGTCAAATACTTAGCCCAGCTTGGTAGGTCTTGCGTATAGCTGTACGCACTGGCCGGTACTGCCTGCTTTGGCTTGTTGCGCTTTAACGCTGTAATGATTGCAGGAATAGTTCCTATTAGGGCGGTGATAATTGGATTCTTCTTCATGCTAGTAGTTAGCGTATTGTCTTAAGAATTGATCTAACTTTTTGACGTTTGGCGTGTCGTGTATCGTATACAACCAGGCACGAACAATTAGTACATCGCTGCAAACTGTTGTTGCTGTGCTGCGGGTAAACCCATTCACCCGAAAGAAAGCGTTAAGGGCATCTGCCCGCGCTGGGCCGGCCGTATGGCAGCCTCTAATTATTGGCTCCACTTCTAGCCAGTCGGCCTTTAATTTTTTTATTTCAATCATTCTTTTCTGTTGCTTTAACTTTCCAGTAAATCGAACGCCAGTAAGTAACGCCTTGCCCGGGCTTTGTGGCAGACCAAAGAAAACCGCCTCCTATTGCTTCACTTAGGTGCTCCGTTTCCATGTCTGCCATCTGGCCATCTTCTTCCAAGTATTGCAGGGCGTCTTGCGCCCAAGGCTCGGTACATTCTTTTAGGTGCTGTTTATACGTCTTTCTCATTGCGTGTAATTATTTGCCAAAGGTAATTATATCGCTGCGATATTTGCAAGCATTAACCAAAAATATTTTTCCTATTAACATTTAGGCGCTCCGCTTGCTTTCGCCAGGCATCCGCACCGAGGTCGCCATTTCGCCTAGGCGGTCGAAGGCCATATCAGACAAAGTTTTTTCAAGTGTCTGTGGGTCGAAGTTCGAAATAAAGCACGTGATCTGCCCAAAGGACTTAAATCGCTTGTAACGCATTTCAAGCGCCCATTCGGCAGGGTCTACCTTGTTGCCAAAGTACGAAACAGGCAGGGTCTTTCTTCCCCACTCGTCAAAAACGCGGTCATACATTCGCACCTGCTCCAGCACATCCGGCCCCTTGGCCAGTAGTTCGTCGCTTATTTGGCTAATGTCCATAAAGTGCAGTGCCTTGGGTAGTTGTTCTTGGTGCGCGAACTTACAAAGTAGCTTCACTATTTCGGTTTTAAAAGTGCCAGGATTACCGTAAAGGTAGAACCCCTTGTGAAGTTCAAGCGCTCCGCTTTCGTCGTTTATAAACCACTTTAGTAGATCGCGAATTATTTGTGCTTGCTCGGGCGTAAAGCTGATTTTAAAATCCGGGCGGCGTTTAAACTCCGCCAGTTCTGCCTCCCTGGCCTTTAGCAGCCTTCCAAACTTTACACGCGCTTCTTCAAACTCCATTTGTGGCGTGTAGTCAGGCCTGTATGGCTTTAACTCTGCCTTCTTGGTACTTCTTACCAGCTTCCAGTATTCCGCCTCTCTTAGGGCTGCCTCTGGATCGTGTGGGATAGGTGAGATAACATGCTGGCGGTTTGTCATCCGATCACGGAGCTGCTCGGCTGAATGTTGTGTGTACTGCGAAAAATCAAAATCTTGTTGCATAGCTTAAAAAGGTTGTTCATGGTCTGGCGCGTAGGCCGGTATTCTCTTGCCATCCCATTCATTTGCCCTTGGCTTCGGCTGCGGTGCACGTTTTAAATCTTGCATACCTTGCCAAAGGTTGGCACGGGTCTGG